TAATCCTTTGTTCCCACTATTTGATTATAGTTTTATTTAAGAATACCTTGCCGCATATTTTTTACTCCTTTTCTGGATTAAATCATTGTATCACATCAGTTTTAGGAAAGCAAGTACCTAAAAGAAATTTTTCTTCCCCTTATATGTAACAATCATACCGGCTTCCTAGCGTTCAGAATGTTTTCTGCTGTCTGCTGTGGTGTTTGGTTGGAATTGTCCAACCAAAAGCCGATCCGTGGTGTTGTCTGCATTTTACTAAATACAAATTCAATGTATACAGAAAGATATAAGGAGTGGGAGGGATTCCGCCGTAGTTGGCATTGTAGGAAAATCCAAAAGTTTAGATTTAATGATATTATTATACCATGAATCAGAACTTATCGAAATCCTCCTGTGTTGCCACGCGGGCATATTTCACGCTGTCATTTGCTTTCTCTGTCCAGATGTCTAAGACAAGCCCAATGGAAAGAAGGTCCAGGTCGCGGACGGAGATTCCAATTTCTGTGCAGCGCAGAAGAAAAAGCGGGGTGGTCATTTCCCGCTCACTTCTGCCAAGCCTTTTTTTGCCTGCACATCCGTCATCAAATTGCTTCCCCAGAGCTCTAAGATCTCCGGAAGCACCTGGTAGATGGAAAACATCTCGAACTGGTCGAGCCACTCGTCGATGGTCTTTGGAATCGACGGATCCGCATGATAAGCCATGATGTAGGCGACGTTTTCAAAAATCTCAAGATCGTCAATCTCAAGCTCTTCAGAGTCTGTCGCTTTAGCCCGGTAGGACTTTTCCAGCTTGGAAAGGTCCTTAAAGATATCCCGCTTGAATTTCAGCCGGTAGATTCTTGGGATCGCGGCAGAAGAGCGGAAGGTGACCGGTTTTCCGCTGATTTCGATTTTTTTTTCAATCATGAATTAACTCCTTTACTGCCCGGAAGAAGATGCATCTGAAGAGGAAGACGCAGCTTTCTCTGTCGGAACGTAGACTGCCTTATACCATCCGTCATAGACCGTGGTATCTGTGGTGTCTCCAGATCTTGCTTTGACCAGGCCGTCTGATCTTGGGTCTGCCGTAATGGAGAGCTTCTCGGTGCCCGGTTCAATCGTGTCTTCTTTTGTTTCTGACTCTAAGGATGGGCGGGATGCCGTGCAGTAGTAAAGGACGTGGCGAATGGAGTTGACGTCTCCATCAAACTCAAAGAGAAGGGCAAACTTCACGGTGTCAGTCAGGCCGCTCTTTTCTACCAGCACGCCCTTACTGTCCAGCTCTTCCTGCAGAATCTCGGTCCGAAACCACTCCGGAATCAAAGCAAGCTCAAGGTCACCGGAATAGCCGTTGTTTGTGATGGAGCGAAAGTAGACGATGCCGTCTGCATAGAAGGCTTTGGTTTCACCTTCAGCGTCCAGGCTGATCGACACGGCTCCGGGGATTGCTTTAGGGGCTGCATAAGTAAAGCTAGACACGCCGTCCGTTACGGTTTCTGTCAGCTTTGCCGCGTAGACATTTTTCAGGTTGTATTTGACTTTATTTCCCATAGCTTAAACCTCCAATTCGTAAAGGACTTCATAGAGCTTTTCCGACTCGATATAGACTTCGGTCTTGTCATAGAAGAGGCCGCGGCTTGTCAGCACGCGCTCAATATTTTCTTCTTGCTCTGGGTTCTTTTTGTCTGTGTAAAGCTCGATATGAAGAACGTGGATTTTCTGATAGGCGATGCCGTCTGCCGCAAAGTTGTCGCTCTCCGGAAGAAGAAAGCAAAGATAGGGTGGGGCAGGGGAGAAGCCTTCTTCAAAATGATCATAGGCAAGAGGAAGTTCCGTTTCTTCCAGCATCTCTACAATCTCGTCGTATTTCATGTCAGCCTCCTTTTAGTTTTTGTTTGATCAGTTTTTCAAGCTCCTCGTTTCCCTTCTGTTCAGCCGGGGCGATGTGAGGCCTTGCAGCGACTCTTCCTCCACCTCGTTTGGCGTGGCCGCGCTCTAAGAGGTGGGCAATCTGGTAGCGGTTTCTGGAGTGGACGACAAGGTTGATGCTGCTTGATGTCTCGCTTACTTTCTTTACGGACCAGGATTTCTTATATTTTCCGGTTCTTACCGGAGCAGAATCCCGAATGTCGGTCCGTACGTCTTTTGCGGTTTTCTTGACCGCATCTTTCAGATCATCCGATGCAAGAGAAGCGTATTCTTTTAGCTCCTTCATGATGGCGTCTTCCATCTGATCGACTGAAACTTTCTTACTCATTTCTTTTCTCCAAACTGCAGTTAAACTTGATGGAGTTTTTCTTGAAACCCATAGGGTTCACGTAGGTAATGTTGTAGGTCCTGCCTTCTGAAAGAATCCGGAAGTGAGTGGAGTCGACCTTTGAGAGTTCCGTGCACCAGCGGCAGGTAAAGTCTAACGTTTCCTCAGGCCGGATGACCTCCATATCGGTTTCTGATCCGGTGGACGACCCAACCGTCGCGTAACAGGCAAAATAATCCGTCCAAGAAGATCCTTGGTTCTTGTATTTGTCCGTCACGATTTCATTCTTTTGAAAAAGAATCGGGACGCGGAGTGATGCGATATTCATTAAAACTGCTCCTTTCTTACGCCAAAGAGAAGAGCGCGAAGGGTTTGATTCAGCTCGTTATGGTCGGCTTCTTCCCGGTGCTCGTAGAGGTAGGCGATGCAGTAAAGGATGGCAACGCGCATTCGGATCAGAATCTTTTCTTCGTTTGTTTCCCACTCTTCGTCCGTGAATCTTGCGATGTCCTGGACCTGCTTGGTAGCGGAAGAAATGAGGGCTTTTATCAGGTCATCTTCATCGCTAGAGCTTACGCGAAGATAAGTTTTCGCTTCTTCCAGGGTAATTTCCATAGAATGCCTCCAAACAAAATCTGCTGCCCAAGGAAAATCCTCAGGCAGCAGTAAGCGTTAACCTGCGGCCTTTACAGAAAGACCTCTGATGGCTTCTGGAAGGATCAGCTTTCCGTCTACACGTTCAGATGCGAGGAAGCCAATCTGGCCGTTTGCTGCGTAAAGCTCAGACAGTCTCTTAAAGGATCTTCCCTGACGGTCTGCAATCCAGTAGTAGGAGAAGTCTCCAAAGAGGATCGGCACCTTGCCCGCCGCAAGCTCCGGTGCGTAGATGGAAGTTCTATACGGGCGGTTTAAGATGGTGTCCGGCTGACCGGCAACTACGGAGGGCTGCCAGATATAGTTGTTGTTTCCATCCTTGATCTTGCGAAGGGCCTTGACGGTGGAGTCGTTTAAAATCCAGACCGCGCTGTTTCGATAGACGCTCCGAAGAGAGTGGAAGACGTCCATCATGGCATCAAAATTGATGCTTGTATTGCTGATTTCAGTCAGGGCTTCCTTATTTGATGCGACTTTGGTAAAGACGCCTTCCGGCTTCTTGCTTCCGTCTCCAACAAGGAAGGCTTCTTCTTCAGCGGCACCAATACGGCGGGCAAACTCTGTTGAGATGTAACCTTCCAGATCAAAAACCGAGTCGTTCATCAGTTCTTCGGATACCTTGATCGCCGTTCCCAGCTTGTAGGCAGAAAGCGTGATCTGATCGAAAGTGTCGTCAGACTCCGGGTAAAGCCCGTTTTCATCCATCCAGGACGCGGTGCCGTGAGAGGCGACGATCGGAATGGTGTGGGTGCCGGTCTGGGTCTGAATCACATGGGCAAGGGAACGGAAGAAGTTCTCATCGGTCAGGGCCTGAAGAAGCTGCCTCTCATATTCATCCGGGACCAGGTATCCTCCGTTAGCATCTGTTCCAACTTCCAAAACGTTATTGACATCAAACCAGTTGCGTCTTCTGATGGAGTCCCAGAAAGCGGTTTTGTAAGCTTTAGAGCTAATTCCTTTCTTCTCTTCTGGCTCTTCTTTTACGCCGGGTTTAGAGGTAAGCGGGGAAGAGGTCGGCTGATTTAACATCTGATCAATCTGTTCCTGCCTCTGCAGGCGCTCAATGTCTTTTGTCAAATCCGTAACTTCTTTTTCCATTTTCTCGTAAGTAGCGGCGTCTTCCTCGGACACGTTTCCACCGTTATCGGAATGGGTATCGAGGAACTCTTTTGCCGCGTTCCAGGCCTTGGCTCTTTTCTCCATGAGATCTAAAATCTTAGTCATTGTAGTTTCCTCCTTAATGTGAGAGAAGCGCCAGGCGCTTCTTTAGTGAATCAACAGGTATCGATGGTGATGCTGGTTTCTTTGGGGTCAATTTCAGAAGAAGGGAGTCTGTGACGGCTTTTCTTGAAAACAGCATCTCCGGATCCTCTTCTATTTCCGTTTCTCCCTCAGAAAAGAGAATTTCATCGGCAAAGCCGAGCTTCTTTGCTTCTTTTGCGTTCATCCAGGTTTCGGCGTCCATGAGCTGAGAAATTTTCCGTCTCGAAAGGCTCGTCTTAATCTCATAGGCGTTTACGATGGATTCTTTGACTTCAGAAAGCATGTCGATCGCTTTCTTCATTTCATCCGAATCTCCAATTGCGACGGTCATCGGGTTATGGATCATCAGCATGGCAACAGGGCTCATATACACCTTGGTTCCTGCCATTGCGATGACCGAGGCCGCAGAAGCGGCTAAAGCATCGATCTTAACCGTAACATCATATGGGTAATCCATCAGCATGTTGTAAATTGAGGCGGCGGCAAAGACGTCTCCTCCAGGGGAGTTGATCCAAAGCGTGATGTTTCCTTCGCCGTCATCCAGTTCCTCTTTAAACAGCTTCGGCGTGACTTCATCTCCAAACCAGGTTTCATCGGAAATTTCTCCGTTTAGGTAGAGGGTTCTTTCGCTTCCAAAGGAATCTGGGGTTTCGTTTCTTATCCAGTTCCAGAACTTTCTTGTCATAAGGCATTTCTCCTTTCATGGATCCTTGCATCTGTCTCTTTCGGCTTCTCATTTGTTTCTTGCTTCTTTTCACTCTCTTGCTCCTCTGTATTTTGACTCTGCGCAGATGCTGCGAAAATGCCAGCATCCTTGAGCTTGGTCATGTTGCCGTTGATCAGGTAAAGATCGCCACCTTCTTCTTCCGGGATCCGGTCTAAGTTTTCGAGCTCCCGGATATCGTTTGCGCTCATCCAGCCATTCTGCCTTCCAACGGCGTAGCCGTTCATACGGCTCTGATAGTCTCCCCGAAGAAGCCCGTCCACGTTGAATTTAAAGAAGTAGTCCTTCTTTTCTTCCGGGCGGAGGAGAGCACGCTGCATAGACTGCTCCCACCGGCAGACCCAGGGGTCGAGTGTGTATTTTACAAACTCAAGAGACTGCTGCTCAATGTTGCTGAAGCTGGATTTCTCTAAGTCTCCAATCATATGAGGAGGAATGCGAAAGATCCTAGCAATTTCATCGATCTGAAACTTTCTTGTTTCAAGAAACTGCGCCTGCTCAGGAGAAATGGAGATCGGCGTGTATTTCATGCCTTCCTCAAGGACGGCCACCTTGTTCGAGTTGGAAGATCCTCCAAAGGCTGAATTCCAGCTCTGCCGAACGCGCTCTGGGTCTTTCACAACGCCTGGGTGCTCTAAAATTCCTCCTGGGGTCGCGCCGTTTGCAAAGAACTTGCTTCCATATTCTTCGGTCGCAATGGCTAGGCCGATTGCGTTCTTGGCCATTGCGATGGGAGAGTAGCCAACCAGACCGTCAAAGCCAAGTCCCGGGATGTGAAGAACATCACGTGGGGAAAGCCGAACGAGAGAACCTTTCATCGTGTGTGCTTCTTCCTGAGAAGTCTGGTACTCATAGTAAAGCTGGCCGGATTGATCCCGGTCGACGGTCATCTTGTTTGGCATCAGAGGATAAAGCGCGATGACTTCACCCTTTCCATTTCGGATGATCTGCGCGTAGGCGTTACCCCAAAGGAGTAGGTGGGTCATTAGCGTCTCCCGAAAAACGAAAGACGTCATTTCGGGATTTGGCTCATCGTGCAGAACCTGATAAAGTGGGTGGTCGACCGCTTTCTCTTTGGAGCCTTCCTCAGTGTATCGGTAAAGGTGAAGGGGGAGCCCAGCCACAGCCTCCGAAAGGATCCTGACGCAGGAGTAAACTGCTGTCATCTGCATAGCAGAACGTTCCGTCACTGCTTTTCCTGAGGTCGTCCCTCCAAAGAAGAAGCGGTACATGCTTCCTGAGGTGGAGTTTTTCAGCTTGTCCCGGCTTTTGAATTTTGAAAAGATACTCATTCCTACCTCCATTAAATAAACAAGATCCCTCTACTGTCATATATTGACTCCCCAGTGTCGTTTCCGCAGCGGATCGCTCGGTCTAAGGACATAACAAGAGCGACGGCTCCGTCGATCTTCTCGGTGGACTTTTCCTTATCCATCTTGATGTTTCCTGCAGGGTCCGTCCGGACGTAAACGTTATCCATCATCCAGCGGAGGACCGGATGGCCTCCATGCGCGATTTTCTGGTCCAGCGTCAGCCGCATCAGCTCCTTGGTGGGGCTACTCATGCTCGAGAAGCCTTGGCCAAATGGCACGACAGTAAATCCCATGCCTTCCAGGTTCTGGACCATCTGGACGGCTCCCCAGCGGTCAAAGGCAATTTCTCTGATGTTGTATTTTTCTCCAAGGCGCTCGATAAACTTTTCAATAAAACCGTAGTGGATGACGTTTCCTTCGGTTGTCTGGATTGCGCCCTGCTTCTGCCAGAGGTCGTAGGGAACGTGATCGCGCCTTACGCGCAGGTCCAGCGTATCTTCCGGCAGCCAAAAGTAGGGGAGAACAACGTATTTATCGTTTTCGTCTTCTGGTGGAAAAACCAGAACGAAGGCGGTGATGTCTGTGGTGGAGGAAAGGTCCAGGCCACCATAACACACACGACCGTAGAGGTCTTCTTCTCTAACTTTAAAGGAGCAGGCGTCCCACTTATCCATTGGCATCCAGCGGACAGACTGCTTGACCCACTGATCAAGACGAAGCTGCCTGAAGGCGTTTTCTTCCTGGGGATTCTGCTTGGCAGATTCGCAGGCCGCCTTAACTTTGTCGATGTCAATGGTGACGCCAAGCGACGGGTTTGCTTTTTTCCACACCTCAGGGTCCGTCCAGTCTTCATCCATCGCGGCACCATAGATCACCGGGTAGAAGGTCTCGTCGTGTTTTCTTCCTTCCAGAATGTCAACGGCTTTCTGGTGTAGCTCATAGCAGATGGAGTTTATGTCGTTTCCTGCAGTCGTGATGATAAAATGCAGAGGATTCTTTCTTGCGTCTGATGTTCCCTTTGTCATCATGTCAAAGAACTTCCGGTCTTTTTGCACCCAGAGCTCATCAAACACCAGACCGGACACATTCACGCCGGACTTTCCCGCAACCTCAGCAGAAACCGCTTTATAGATGCTGTTGGTGGGGCGGAAGTGGATGGTCTTTCGGCTCGGGCGGATATCGCAGTATTTGCTCAAGGTTTTATGGAGCTTGACCATGTCGCAGGCCACATCGAACACCAGGGAAGCCTGGTCCCGGTCCGCGGCGCATCCGTACACTTCCGCACGCTGCTCACCGTCTGCACACAGCATGTAAAGAGCCACAGCCGCGGCAAGCTCGCTCTTTCCACATTTCTTTGGAATTTCGATGTAAGCGGTGGTAAACTGCCGGTATCCGTCTGGCTTAAGGGCGCCGAACAGGTCGCGGATGATCTGTTCCTGCCAGGGCATCAGGTGAAAAGGCTTGTTATAGAAGTCGCCCTTGGTGTGGGAAAGCTGCTCGATAAACATCACGACTAAATCTGCGGCTGTCTTATCGTAGTGCGAAGTTTTCGCGATAAATTTTGTGGGCTTGTATCTTTCCAAGGTCATTCCCTCCAGGGCAGGCAAAAGAAAAGAACGCCAAAAGGCGTTCCGGGTGTTTTTCTCCATATTACTTTGGTGTTCCTTTGGCATGCACATGTATCATTGAAATAGCAGGACTAGGTTATGAATTTTGCGGGCATAAAAATGACCCGCATTGCTGCGGGCCAAGAACAAAACCAAATAAATATATTTTAAGTGTCCGACTTAATAGCCGAGAAAGGACTTAAAAAATGTTCGATATTATTATATCACGAATACCATAAAAATTAAAGCCACGGCAAAAGGAAAATCCTATGTCCGCAACAAGAACAGGAGCCTTGGTAGGCTCCTCCCTCTTAAGCTTCGATGGCCTGATCGAAAGCTTCAAGCTCTTCTTCAGTGTAAAGGTCTGTCCAGTCGGCATCTTCAGGTTCCTTCATGTAGAGGATTCGCTCTTTGTCATCAAAACGCTTTGGGTCTTTCTTGATTGCGCAAGGGTAAAAACCATTCTGCTGGAAAAGGTCATCTGCAGACTGTTTGTATTCTCTGCTCGCTTCTACCGGAATCGTAAGGATGGCTGTGTTTCCGTAAAAGCCTCTTTTCAGGTTCTTCCAAAGGTAAGTGAATTCGTTTCTTTCTGCTCTTGTCATGGTATTTTCCTCCGGGGCTCTTCGTGTCTTTGCTTTTTGCATGTACATATA